CATAGTTGTCAATCTCATCTCTGATAATAAAACGCATCTCACCGTCTTTGCTTGGCGCTTGGCTGATTGTCGCTGATGTGTGATTTTCAAATACGATGTTGACCTGCCCGTTACCGTAGTTTTTACGATTGCCATTGATATCATCAAGCGTGCGATCAAGTCGGCTTGCGGTATACTCAGGCAAGACGCGCTCACCTTTTTGCAGATTCCACGTACCTGACGCTGGCACAGACATAATGCCGTCATGCGCTTGACCAACAGGGTTTTTGATAGCTATCAAATCACTGACAATGCTTGCAGTGGCAGCAGCGACCGACACCATCGCCCCCAGATTCATGGGAAATGGATTAGCGGCTGCCATCGCAATACCTGTGTTGATTGCCATCAATGAGCGGGCAATATTGACTCCCTTCTCAATGGCGAACATGACACGATAAGTCTTGTTATGCTCGCTAAGCATGGCTTTGAGTGACGATGTGACACTGCCAAGTATTTGCTGACTACTTGACATCATCATGTCATAACTTGAAATTTGATACTGACGCTCAATCCGAGCTTTGGCAGCCTCGGCTTGCTCAACGGTGGCCACCTCCTCAGCTTTGGCTTTTTTGATGATTTCAAGGCGCTGATCAAGCTGATTTTTTAAATTTAACAGCTCAGTCGTGCCGTTAAACTCTGCCATCATACTGTTGTATGGGTCGGCAGCGCTTTTACGGGCTATGCGAATTGCATCGTTTTGCTGACCAGCTAAGGCATTACGCAAGTCTGATTTTTGGGCATCATTGATATCAGTACGCATATCAATCGCACTGCGGCGCGCAGTAAAATCATCGCGGATTTTTTGCACCTCTGACTTGGCGTATGATGTGATGCTTGATAGTTCAGACTCAAAATCACGTCGTGCTTTATCAAGTGCCACTTGCTCAGCTTGATTAATCGCGTCAATTTTGGCTTGGCGCAAATTGGCGTCCATCGTGATATTGAGCGCTAACTCGTCACGCTGTAACTGAGCCTCCGCTTTGATGTTTTCAATCGCCGTTTGATGCCCAGCATTGGCGGCTTGGCGCTCTTTAGCCTCTTGCAAGTCAATTGCTTTTAGCTTCAGGTCGCGTTGCTCGGCAATACTATCCATCGCCAATATTTTTTGTTCAAGCGTTGCTTTGCTGTCATTGGCAGCGGCACGGGCTTCAAAGTTGGCATTTTGGATAACTAGCTCACGTTCTGACTTTTTAAAGTCGGTAAACGCTGCCACTTTTTTGGCTTGTGCAAGCTCGTACTCATTGACGTCATGCGCGTAGTCCGCCGCCTCTTGATCCAGCAATCGTTTGCGCTCTGGGTCGTTTGGATTGGTGTACGTCTTTTCAATCTCTGCGACGTTTTTTGCGTGTTCAGCAGCGCGTCTTTCAGACTCGACAGAGTATTTGGCTTGTAGGGCAAGTTTTTGCTCTTCGAGTTTTTGCTGATTTTGGGCTTCATTTGCCATTGCGCTAGCAATATCGTAGCCGCCGTCAATCGCCTTGCCACCATTCATAAATGACAAGTATCCGCGCACATTTTTGACATAGTCAAACGTCTGCCCTTTGGCAAACCGATTTGACATGATGGTATCCCATTTAAATTTTTGGACATTGCCCTCACCTGCATTATATGCGGCGATGGCTTTGTCTAAGTCGCCAAACATGCGTAGATGCTGAGAGAGATACTTGGCGGCAGCTTCAGAAGCAACGGCAGTGTTACGCTCTTGCCCAGCAATGCCAAACCGCCTTGCAGTGGCTGGCATAAACTGAAATTCGCCTTTTGCACCGACGTAGCTAGTCGCATTTGGATTGCCGCGGCTCTCTTGCATACTGATAGCAGACAGTAAACCTGCTGGCAGTCCATAGCGTTTTTCAAGCTCGCTGTAGCCGTATCTGCTTGCATGCGCCAAGACAGTGCTATTAACTGGTAATGGTGCATACTTGCCGCTTGCCTGCTCTTTAGCTATTTTTTCACGCTCCTTAGCAAGCTCTTTTTCTTTTTCCCTGTTATCTTGGATTTGTTTACCAGTTTCACCAAGCATATTTTTATATTTTTCAGTGGCGATGGTATAGTTTGTTAGCTGAGTCACCTGACTATTAGCTCGACCACTTGCACCCAGATTAAAAGTGGCTTCCATTGACTTATTGACATCAGCGACGATACTTTTGGCGTCTTCCCATGCTGATTTCATGATGTTAAATGCATCAAGTGGATGTAAGATAGCAGCACCCATAGCACCGGCATAGCTGCCAATAAGCTTAAATATACCTACCACGCCATAGCCAGTAGCAACAATAAACTTAAAGCCTTCTGCTAAAGTTTTGCCAGCTGCTGCCGCTTGCTCTTTTAGTGTGGTGTCTTTAACCATGTTAGCTGCTAGATCACTTAAGACTGGCATAAACTGCGCAGCAATTTGGTTTTTCACACCTTGATAAGACATGCCTAATAATTTGGTTGATGTTTGCAGGTCTTGCGTGGCACGGATGGTTTTTTCATCCATTTTGGCGCCCGCATTTTCAGCGGCTTTTTCCCATGCTTTAAAGCCTGCAGCATTATCCTGTAACAGGGGGATAAGCGCTGATGCCTCATCTGCCACGGCTTCCATATAGAAAACCATTTCATTTTGGCTAAGATTGGCTTTTTCGAGGCTGTTGTAATACAGTTGGAGCGCGTCGGGACCTGACAATTTACGAAATTCGTCAGCAGTTACACCGACTTTGGGCGCGACATTGTCAAAAAAGTCTTGCATCTCACCGCCGCCAGTGCTCAAAAAATCACCGACTTTGTCTTGGGTATCTTTAAAGATATCGCTAAGTTTATCCATCTCGATACCAGTGGCAGTAGCGCCGATAGTATATTTTTGGATAGCTTCGGCAGATGTATTTGATTTCAGCGCGATTTGATTAAGTTGGCTTGCTAATTCTATTTGCTCTTTAATCAATGCGCCAATGGCTGCTGCGGCAATACCTGCGCCAGCGGCAACATAACCAAATGCGACTTTTGCTTTTTCGCCATAGTTGGTTGTTGCTCGCTCTTGATCTGCGATAGCATCAACTTGCGCTTGGGCATTGTCTCGCGCTTGTTGTATGAGGCGGTTTTGATCATCAGGATTAAAGCCAGCCGCGCGGATACGCTCAAGCTCATGCGCCAAGTCAATTTCGATTTTGCGATGATCGCTTGCGTATTGACGCTCAATTTGTAAACGATTGGTTGCTGCTTTTTCGGCTGATTCTCTTGCTTTATTTTGCTCAATAGCAGCTACTTCTGCAGTGCGTCTTTGAGCGGCTTGGATAGCTTGCTGGGTGTATCTATTTTCATCCGCTATATTGAATCGAGCCTGACGGATTCTGATAATTTCATCAGTCAAGTCTATTTGCGCTTGGCGTTCTTGGCTTGCATATTGCCGCTCAATCTGTAGACGTGACTGCGCTTGTTGTTGCTGTTCGCGTTGTAATTGTGCGGCAGCTCGTCGACTGGTGGTGCTGACGTTCTGAATTTCCTGTTGAAAACGGGCGGAGTTAGCACTAATTTCAATGTCTAGACGTGATAAGACAGCCATTTTCAACTCCTTAATTTTGGGCAATAAAAAAACCCTATCGGATGACAGGGTTTATTTATTTTATTTGATTACATTACCAATTTTTGTCAGTAGTTCCTGTTTTGGTAATATCTGATGCTAGATTATCTGCTACTTTATCCAATAAAGATTTAACACGGTTTTTTTGCGCGTCGCTGTAAATCTTATAATTTGTTTCTGGTGCCATTGCTACCCCATTAAAGTAGCTTGGCGTGTGAATATTTAAATCATTAAAACTAACGCGCGCTTTATTGTCTTTTGAATCAACTTTGACTGTAAACTCAATTATTGATTTTGCAGAGGCAAGACATTCTATGCCTTGGCAAGGGTAATCAATATTTCCTTTTCCTATAATACTGCCCGTGGATTTATCTTGATATTGGATAACCGAGTTGGCAGATCTAAAGCTTTTGGCTACCCATTGACGCGCGCCCTCATAAACCATGTCTTGTTTTACGTTAGGCACATCTACAATGCGCTGGTAACTTGTCATAGGTTCGCTGGTGGGTACTGTAGCACAGCCAACCATCGTCATTACAGGTAAAGCCAATAAAACTAATTTTTTCATGCTGTAATTCTTTTTAGCAATAATTGTGTAAGATTACAGCATAAAACAAAAATCAACTTTCATCAAACAACATTTTAGTCATTGCCTCAGTTTCAGCTCTTAGCCGTTCAATCTCAGCTTCGCGCTCACGTTCAGCAGCGACTTCAGGTGATACCGGATGCGGGTCAACAAACAGGTAGTCCTTTAGCGGCATTGACTCGCCACCCATCCACTGCGTTGCCAATTGCAGTAGTTTTGCAAACTGGGCATCCATCCGATAATTGCCAAACGGGTCAATGCGGTCATACGCTATCCACTCTATCAGCTCATCGTTTGATAGCTCATTGGATAACTCATGGACCGTCTTACCCAGTTGCAGTGCTAACTTAAACAAAAACCGCCGATTAGGGCGGTTTAGGAGTTTTTTTCGGCTTCATCCACTTTTTCAACCGTGATGCCGTTGTATTCGTTGTACGCGTTGAATACAGGCATGACGATACTTGCTGGATAGTTTGCGATGGCAGCGATGTCTTCGTCTTTATACAGCCGCTCGCCTTTTTCATCGACCACGGCATTGGCAAAAATCACGGCGCGAAATGGCTGTTTGGTTTTGTTTTTACCAAAACTTGCATCTTCCATTGCTTCGCGCTCGGCGACGGTTTGGATTTTGACATTGACGTCGCCGCCCAATGCGGGTACATACACAGATTTGAACGACACTTGAGAGGCGGCAGCGATTGCCGATGCGATAGCAGCTTTTGATAATAGAGCCATGATAATATCCTTGGTTTATAGGTATTTAGTGGGTTAAAAGGTTGAAAAATTGAAAGGTCAAAAACCCAGCGTTATGGCTGGGTCAATGATGTGGTGATTGGTGTCACATTTGAGATGGTCAGCGTGCCTTTTTTACGCAGTTTTTGCGTTTTGGTTTCGGTCACTTCTTCCCAGCTCATTAACTGTGCATCAAAGGTCTTACCTTGTTTTGCTTCGACCAGCCAATATTCAAAATGACCATAGCTGTTGTCTTCAAACATTTGGTCAAGTTTTAAGTGGGTTGGGTCTTTCGGGTCATATACCACTTCAAATTCAATATCACCATTTTTCTTAAAGTTGACAATCGCATACTCTTCCTGACGATCATCAGTATCCGTGATTTCGTCTTTAACTTTCTCTTGAGTTGGCGGTGCAGCTTTTTGCAAGTGAGGGATTTTTTTATAACCGGTTTTGTCGCCGACAGTATCGAGACCAAGGGTATAAAAACTATCAACTAAATTTTCTTTGGCCATGGATTAGCTCCTAAAAGGTTGTGCCCCAGACATGGACGTCTAAGGATTGGCGGAAAATCTTTGGGTTGGAGTCAGGCAGAGATTGACGGCTGCCAATCTCGGCTTTAATGTTGTTGAGCGCATTGATGACTTGTAGCATCAACACGTCAGTATCGCTATACGATGGGCTATACACATCAATTTGCATCAAGGCGTA